TATCTACTTGCCATTTTTTATTTTACTGTTTTATTGAGTACATTAACTCCTTTATTATAATCTACAACCCATCCCCAATAAGTGTAACTCATGAAATTTTTACTATTATATGTTCCTTGATATGTACCGAAACCACCTAATTTAGGTCTTTCAAAATACCAAGTAGTTTCATTTAATTTAACTACACTATTTAAATCAACATTTTCTTGTTTTCCTATAAATGATGCAACATTTTCAGGAACACCTTTATTTATTAATTTTTTAGTATTTTCTTCTGATACTCTGAACCATTCGGATATTGCATTATCACTATAATCTAATTTACCACTTTCTTCTTGTTTGGGTGGAGTTTCAGTTTTACCTTTTGTATTTTTTGGTGGTTTATTTATTTTACCTTCGTTGGTTGGTTTAGTAGGTACACCTTTATTATCAACTTTCGGTGGAGTTATAGTTTCATTTTTATCTTTTTCAATTCTATCAGTTTGGAAGTTTCCACCATTACTATTTTTTTGATTTATGATTTTAATTGCATCTTTATTTCTTTCAAAATTATATAGTGTACCTTCATCGCCTGCTGCTTCTATGAATTTTATACTAATAGCAACATTTATAAATTTAGGTAATAACGCACCATCTCTATTGGTTTCCCACGGTGTATTGTCATCTATGGTATAAGTTAAACTTTCTATATAACCTACTTTATCTACATACATGTCACCCAATCTAAATGATATAATTGGTGGTTGTGTATAAGTTCTCCCAGTTCCAACTTTGGTAAACGATGGATATGTTTCTGATGTTAAAAATTCTAATTTTTCCCAATTTTTAGATAATTCAACCGAATTTAAAGATATAACTTGTAGATTAAATTGTATTCCTCTCTGTACACCTTCGTATGTATAAAAATTATAAGGATTTCCTACAAATTTATTAGTTGTCCATTCTGGACTTGTTGTTTCAGTAAGACCGGTGATATAAGCTCTAAAATGAGTAGTTTCTGATGTTCGTTTTGATTTAAACCAAATCGGTATTAAATCCATCTTTTCTAAATTCGGATTTGCACCACCTTTTGATGAATTCGATTGTGTTATTTTATCAGAACCATTTTTTAAACCATATACACTATCCCAATTTGCTTTATTGGTTTTTTCGTAACCACTTGTAGGATTATATGGTGAATATATACCGGTATTATTTTTTACATCTTGAAAAGCATATTCAGATGTTCCATATTTACCCTTTGTCTTTTTTCTATCTACACCATATACAGGAGATACTAATGATAAATCAATACGAGTAAGTTTATCTGCACCACCTTCATTTTTATAATCACCTAATGTTGTTGAATATGGTGTTTCAGATGATGGTTTTAATTCTTTTTCGTTTGCTTTTTTTGCTTTATCTAATGTTTCATCAATTGCAGATTTAGTGTTACCTGATTTTAGATTTGCCTTTAAAGCATTTGTTGCATTTGTAGATGCTTCACCTAATTTCTTTTTAGCATCTAATTGTAATTGCGTTATTTTTTTAGTAATATTGGTTGATGCACTTGCTTCTATACCAGATATAGTTTTGGTATTAAATTTAATATTACTGATTTGTTTAGAATATGGTAAATTTGAACTATATTCCCATATTTGACTTGCAGTTGCACTATTACTACCTATTGAATTTACATTACCAAATAGTGCGGTTCTTAATTTATCCTTACCTAATGAAATACCTTGTCCTAACAATTGTTTACCGATTGTTTGGGGAGTACCACCACCGGTTTTCTTTAAAAATTGTCCAAGTAATGTACCAGTTGCATCATTTTTAATCTTACCGATGGTAATCATTGTATCTGGTTCAATTCCTTTTTGTAAACCTTGTGTGTTGTAAACATATGTAGGAATGGCATTTGATGGAATACCTAAACGAGTATTCACTCCATCTCTTGCTTGATTTAAAGATGTTACTTTACCACCAAAAAGAAATTTACCAAATTTACCGCCAGTTATTGCACCCAATCCTTTTCCAATTAAACCACCATCACCTGCAGTTCCACCCGTTGATTGTTTCATCTTTTCAACCGATGATGTTGAACGAGTAGCAATACGAATTGCCTCATTACCATAAAGTAATGGATTATTTAGTTCTACCGCAGAATGTGGCCTGATACCTGAAAATTCTTGTTCGATTACAGTATCCTTATCTGCCTTTACGGCTTTGTCCATTGTTGAACCTTTAAATAATTCTAATATTGTTGGCATATTACGCGTTTACTACTCCAAATTTATTATCGGATGTTCTATTTGTTTGTGTTCTAATAACAGCCGTAACTCGTTCTCTATCTATATAAACATCTTTATTAGATAAAAATGCATCTTTTAATGCTCGCAATTCTTGTATTACACCTTCCATTGATACTGAAGATGTTGCACCTGCTTGTCCTAATGTTTCTGGTGTTTTTGTTGCTATTAAGAAATCATCTGGATGTGTTGATACTACTTTACCATTTTGTACTACACCATCATTAATTGCTTGAGTTTGAGTTGAACCACTATCTTCTTCACCTCCACCAAATCCCAAAACACTACTTATACCAGAAAAGAATCCAGTTATAGATTGGAAAAAACTTTGTATTGGATTTACTATGTTTTTATTTATCCAATCACCCATTTGTGCTAATAAATCATTTATAAATCCAAATCCATCTGCAATCACACCAATTATCGAACCAACTGCATCAAATACACCACCTACAATTGCACTTAACACATTCCATATTGGCATAATTATTTTTACAACAATACCTAACAAATTACCAACTAATTTGAATATAGGTACTAATACTGCACCTGCCCAATGACTTACATCGCGTAAGATTGGCATCACTAATTCACCTAACGGAGCCAACATATCATATAAAGCAGTACCCATTGCACTCCATTCATTTGATAATGAATCTGCAACTGATTGCATATCATTTTGCATTGCTAGACGTTTTGTTTGTGCTGCCAAATCTTTTTCGGTTAATTTACTCAAATCTCTACCAGATGCAACTAAAGCATTTGCGGATTCTAATTGTTTACCTGATAATTTACCGAATCGTTCTCTGATACGTTGTTGATTTACCAATGAATCAAATTCCATACCAGTTGCTTCAACTAAAGCATCTTGTTGCCATTTATTAAGTTTGGTTATATCACCTAATTTAGATACTTCATCTACTGTTGCTTGTTGTGCTGCTAAAATATCACCTGTTGCTGCTAGATAACGTGCTTGACCTAAATTTATATTTGTTCCTAATATTGCAGATGCTTCTAATTCTTTAGTTATAGAATTTTCAAAATCTAATAAAGTATCTGCAGTTTTACCTGCTTCCTTTAAAGATGTTCCTAATTTTGCTGCTTGAACTGCTGCTTTAGCAAGTTTATCAGGTGAACCTTGAAAATATCGATATGCATATTCAGAATTTTCTGCCATATCTTTTATAACTTGATTTGGTGCAACTCCTGCCATTTTAGCCATTTCAGCAGTTTGACCAATTAAAGCTTGAGATTGTGTTGCAGTTAATCCACCGATATTTTGAAATACTTTATTTAATTGAGATGCCTCTTTTGTACTAATTCCAAAACTTTTATTAAGTGCAACAATTGAACCTAATACTTGTCTTGAAGGTTGTTCAATACCACCAAATTCATTAGTAAAATCTGCTGCTGCTTTAGCAACATCATCTGCAGTTGCACCCAAACTAGCATATTCACCATTTACTTTTTGGATATTTCTAAACATTTGGCCAGTTTGAGATACCAATAAACCAGTTTCTTCTCTATATACTTTTGCAGCTGCATCCAATTCTTTAAAACGTTCGATTCCAACTTCTATAGCCTTATAAAGTGCGTATGCCATTATAAGTGTACCTGCAAATGTACCAGCTAATGCTCTTGCTGCACTTCCTGCTGCTTTTAATCCACCACCTAAACCAGATGTTACACTTTTAGCAAAACTCATACCACTTGCTCTTGCTTCTGCGAAAGATTTCATAAATCCACCTTTAAAATCACCAGTAAGTTTATTAAATCCTTCTGACATTTTTTCTTTTAATGGTGTCATTAGATTTGCAAGTGGTTTACCTATTATTGGTATTGATTCTATATCACTTAAAAATCCATCTAATGCACCATCAAATTTATTTGTCAATTCATCCGCAGATTCATTTACAAACTCTAATATTTTATTGGAATTTTTATGGGCATTTACAATACCTTCTAATGCAGTTGCTTGTTGTTCGAAGGTATCTTTTAATTTATTATTTATACCAAAATCTTGTTCTGATAATTTTACATTATTTTCACGTATTAATTCTAAAGCACTTTCTAAATCTTCTTCGCTTTGAATAGATTTTATAATATCATTTGTTAATGATAATTGTTCTGCTAATTTTTTATTACGTTTATCACTTTTAGCAGAAACATCATTCATTGCATCAGCTATCTTACCCAACATAGATTGGGTGACATCTAACATAGAATTATATTCTCGTTGGGTTTCTGCAGGTGTTCTTGCCATTTATAATTATATCCTCTTAATAATCGAATCCTAAATATTTTCTAACGTCTGCTGGAATTGCAGATTTTACCTTATCTTTATCACCATTAGCAATTTTTTCAATTTTACTTCTGGTTTTTAAAAGGTCTTTATCAGCATCTTCAATAGATTGTTGTAATTCTTTATCATTTTTAATACTATCAACTACTTTTTTTAAAAATAATTTAGCTAAAAATGAACTTTCTTTCAACCATCTACCATGAGATTCTTTTAATACGTTAGATTGTTCTTTTGTAAGTTTCATTTAATTATCTCCATTTATACTACTATAAATATAATATATAAAAAAAGTGAGGAAATTATTTCCTCACTCTTACACCTGGTCCATTATTTTTATTCAAAGATTTTTGAGATTTTTCATTTTGGTCTTTTTCTGCTTTTTTGGCATCTAACAATTGTTTAAAATAGAAATTTCTCAAATGTACTGGTAATTTATATACTCCTTCTTGCGTAAATCCATTACCGTAATAACATAATTCAAAAATTTGTTTATGTAATAAAATGGAGTAATTATTCGGTAGGCCAAAAAAACCCTACGCCCATTGGTATTGGACGTACCTCCATTTCTCCCGTTTGTGGGTTTTCGTAATCAAATTCCATTTTAATATCCGGTTGAATACGTTTAATTTCTTCTCTAAATACACGAGTATCTTTAGTTAAGAATTTATTATTAATAAATGATGTGATTGCAGATACATCAGTATTACCATCCACCGATACTATCATATAACGATATCTTGTAGTTAATTCTGAGCTAACTCCACCTTTATTTAAACGTTGTAATGCTCTAATATCTGCATCTATTTTTTTCTCATCGCCGTGAGTTAATAAACGATATTCTAATTTCGTACCTGTTGAAGTTGTAAATGTATATCTATTTTCTCTATTTAATAATGAAAAATCTATATCTTTGGTTTGTACTTTACCCAAATCTACTGATAATTTTTGTTTTTCATCTAAATCATCTGATAACTCAACTACATATTCAGCCCCATATCCTAAAATACGAGTTGCTAACATTATTGCATTTTTATCACCGATTAAAATATCATCTATATTAATTTTACTATCAACTATAATAGATTCAAATAATTTATCTAATACCAACCCTTTTTTAATTAAATTTTGAGAAGCAAGAATTTCTTCTTCTTTAGCAGTCATATATTTAATTTCAATTTGACCAGATGATAATGGATTTGTTTCAGGGTAACACAATCCTTGAGATGGAAGAGATATTACTTCCGTTGGAAAATCATAATTTGCCATAATAAACCTTTATTTTGTTTATATATAAATATACATTTTAAAAAAAAGTTAAAAAAAAAGGTTCTCATTAGAGAACCTTTCTTTGTATATACATTACTTTATTAGAATTCAAGTATTGCGTAATCGTATGTAAGTGTTAAATCGATTTGTGCTGGGTCATTAGAACTCCAATCCAAATCACTAAAGTTTGCTTGAGAAATAAATGCACCTTTTAAAGTCCATTGTTCAATCTTATCACCAACTGGTCCTAACATATAAATTTGAATATCTTTTTTGTACATTTCTGCATATCCATCTCTACCTGTTAAAGATTCATGTGATAAACGTACCCATTCCATTACTGCTTGAGCACCAGATGGTACGATTGGGTCAAATAATGTTACACTCACATCTTGCCAATCACCCTTACCCTTTAACTTTCTTTTAACGTTGATATGGTCTAATACAACTGTTTCAAATTGAATTGTTGGTCTATTTGCAACTCTGATTAAGTAAGATGGGATACCGCCAATTTCCATAATGAAACGGTTTTTCATCTTTGGTTCAAAGTTCGTATAGAACATATCGTTGAATTCTAATACTTCTGCCATTTTTTTATTTCTCCTTTATTACTAATAAATATAGTTTTGTCAAATTTTTAATTACGCTGTAAATGATGCTCCAGTTGGTAAGATGTTGAAATCAATTACAATGAATTCAGCAGTTTTAGTAGGTTGTAAGTAAATTGAACCTGCTAAGATATTTCTATCAATTACATCTGGTGTATTGTTTGATTCATCCATTACTACTTTGAATGCATATAAACCTTGTCTTTGTTGGATTCCCTCTAAATAAGGATTTACAGTGTTTAAGAATCTTGAACGAGTTGTTGCAGTATTTTGTTCGAACACTAAATATCTTGATGTTGAAGCGATATACTTTTTAACTTTAATCAATAATCTTCTTACGTTAATTCTATCTAATGCAGATGCCTTATCTTGTAAAGTTTTTTGTCCAAATGCCACAATACCCTCACCTGGGAAAGAAGCTATTGGATTTACTTTATTCTCATATAAGTAATCTCTTTCTGAATGCGTTAATCTATCTAATACTGAAACTGCTCCAATGATTCCACCTCTATTCAAACCTGCAGGTGCAAACCATTCTGCTGCAACCGCATCGTTTGCTGCATATATACCTGGCATCAATACTGATGGTGGTACTGCAGTTAATTTATTTGTTCTTGAATCAATTGTTTTAACCCATGGGTAGTAAGTACCAACATAGTTAGAATCTACTGCTTGTGCCTGCTCTACTGCAATATCCTGTCCTTCTGCGGGACCAGTTACATCACCGATGAAGAATGCATCTTCACGAGATTCAACCATATCAACAATCTTATCGAATACATAAGAGTGGTGATATCTAACGATACCCGGCGCGGTTACTAAATTAATATCAAAATCATCTGGATTAGATACTGAATTGATTGCTTTAACATATGCAACTGAACCACTTGATGTAGATGATGATAAGTTAAATCCTTGTGAGTTACCTGCTGAAATATCAACACCTTTATCAATAGATACGGTTGGTGATACACCATCAAATCCCCCTTGGAAACCAACTACAAATTGTCTTTTAGCAACATCAGTTGCATCAGAACCAGTTAATTCATATGATAATTGAGAATCAAATGCAAATGCTACATTTGAACCAGTTCCTGCATTGTTTGGTATTGGTGCTAAGAAATGAGAGTTATCAATTTTTACGATTGAAGTTTCTAAATCAATACCAGAGTATCTATATGTAGAAGATGATGTGTTATTATCTGAATTAGTTGAGAACACAACTCCTGGTGTAATTAAATCTGAACCAGAGATTGGAGATGAGTATGCTTCATGTCCAAATGGTCCTGCAATGATTGGGAATGAACCTTCTGCTGCAACTTCAACTCTAACTAATTTAGAACGATTTGCATAATCACCATTTTCAATTTGTTTACCATTAGCGTCAATTTCTACGTTTCTATCACCAATTACCTTTAAGATGTAATTTGGAGATGCAGGGTCTAAATTAACGTTGTTATATGTTTCTAATACTGATTTCTTTTTATCAGTATCAGCAAATCCTCTAATTGACAATGAGAAAGTAGCGTAATCAGTTGCGTTTGATGTACCTGCTGCTTTTACATTGTAAATAGAAACTTTAAATTCTTTATTTGTGTATGTACCATCACCTAACGTATGTAAACGGAATAAGTTACTTCTTTCATCAGAAATTAATTGTGATTGAATCCACGGAGTAGATGCGAATGTACAATCTTGTCCTTCAAATGATTGTGCACCTAAATTGATTACAGAAACTTCAGAACCAGATGCTGCATTAAATGTAGATGCTGCTGCATTCTCAAAGAATTCAGAAACATAAACACCCTTTTTACCTCTTGCAGATTCACCAAATACATCTGATAAATCATTTCCTGCAGTATGCAATACTGATGCAGAAATTGTAGTATCAAACGCAGAGTCCGAGCCTTCTAATGAAATATTAAAAGCTGATTGAGATGGTTGTGTATCAACTGATGCAAATATTGCATCTCCATTTCCATTAGTTGTCCAATTATGAGTTGATTTAAGTACACCTACCAATTTGTGGCCTGCACCTGAACCAGATACTACAATACCTACTGCATCGTTTTGAGTATAACCACCAACGTGACCAACTCTTACAATAGTTACTGCTCCTGCTTCTCTTAAATAGTTTTGTACTGTATATCCTGTATAATAATCCCCATTAGGTACACCGAATATAGATTCGAATTCTGATTGTGTGTTTACAACGGTTGGTACGAATGCAGGTCCTTTAGCGAAAGGTCCGATTACTGCTGCTCCGATTTCTCCAATCCCTTGTGATAAGTAAGAAAGGTCATTCTCTCTTGTAAATACACCTGGTGATACAATCTTTTCTGCCATTTTATATTACTCCTGTTAAGTTTCTTTGTTATAATAATACGAATATAAATATCAATATCTTTTTGGAAAGATTATTTTTACTTATATTCGTTTGTGTTTAGTTTTTTGTAATTGGGGTAAAAATACCGGTATTAGGGTCATAATCCCCATCACCATATTTTTCATTCAAAGATTTGAATATGATTTCTTCCTCTTCTACCAATTTGGAATGTGATTCTATTAATTGGGATTCTAAAAGATTCAATTCATCAAGTTTTGCTTTCTTCTCTAATGCAACCTGTCCTAATTGAACGAAAATTTGTGTAAATTGTTCCCTTAATTTATTAATTTGACCAATTTCCTCGTCCGTAAACTTAATTTGTTCTGTCATTTTGATATATTTTATTAGTTTGTATTTCTATATATATAAATATATGGATTTTCCCCAAACGTAAAAAATATTATCTAGTAAAGGTTAAAGTAGATGACCAAGTTCCCTTTAAACCTGCTTCAATTGCTCTTACTCTAAAGTAATATGTACCTGCTGATAATATTGTATTTACCTCTACTTGAGTTGTACTCCATTCATCTGCAGTGTTTACAATTGTTGCAAAACCAGAATCAGAAGCAATTTGATATTGATATGCGGTAATACCAGCAGTTAATGTTTTAGCAGGTGCCGTCCAGTTAATCATTGGAGATGTATATGCAACTGATGTAGGTGCACCTGGTCCTGCAAAGTTACTGAATGAATTACCACCTTTGTTGTGAGTAATATATCCATTAACCATATATGTATCTTCTTCTTCAACGTCAATTGAAACAATTTCAGATGTTTTTTGTACAACTTCGATTGATGTGATTTCAACTTCAGTGCCATCACCTTTAACTAATTTATCACCTGTGAATAAATTAAACATTTCTTTGAAGCGATAATCACCAGTTACTGAATCTTTTACTAACATAGGGTGTTCCGATGTTGCAGTAATCTCACCACCATTAATATCATAATAACGAGATGCAAATGAATAAGTTAAACCAACAACCGTTACATCTTTTTCGGTTTTAGATAAATCAGAAGTTGACCATTCTAAAAATGTTCCATCTGAATTTGTTCCTAAACCACCAATTGAGAATCCTTTTAATACATCACCCTCATTTAAATCACCTGCCTCAACGATTGTACCATCTGCTAACATTACCGGAGAATCGATAGTTAAACAAAGTGCTGCAGAGTTACCATCATATGAATCTACTGAATAAACTGTTCTTTCAATATTTGAATTATATCTTGTTGCATGGTCATTAAATCCATCTGCGAATACTACTCTAATTGTGTGTGCTTCTACTGATTGTAAAATTGTTTGGGTTGGTGCATTTGTGATTGAACCTACACTAAATGTAGCAGAACCACCATTATTAGTTCCTACTGAAATTTTAGTTCCAGCTGGTACTGACCAAGTGAAGTTAGCTGCTCTATTACCAATTTTACTAGCAAATCTACTACCTGCGTTTTGCATATTAACGGTATATGCTTCTGAAGTTCCTTCTACTGCATATGTATAACCTGTAATATCAGATGCAGATGAACCAACTGCAGTAATATGAAAATCGTTTCCTAACGAAATATTATCACCTCCAGCAGGTGTACCTTTAATTGTACCTAATGATACGTTAGTAGTTGCGTTACCTGTTGCTGTTGCTAAATTTTTAAGTGATAAAGTATCGCCTGATGATGCTGCCATAATTGTTTTTCTCCTATGTATTATAAATATGTAATAAATCGTTTACCCATTTAGTTTTATCGGTAAAGTTTTCTATCATATACTCTTTTAATTTGTTAAACCAAATTAGTTTAGTTTCGTAAGATTCACTAGAAATCCTATTATAAATATCAACAAATTCCTTTTTAGATGATGCTCGATATGGATATTCCAAATCTTTCATATAAAGTTTGTGAATTATGGGTAATTTACCTCTATCTACCGCTTCAAATATTCCATACCCAAATGGTTCGGATGTAAAGCAAGAATGAGATACTCCCCAATCCATATTATAAAACATATCCTTAAATTCTGATTTATAGTGGTATATTTTCGATTTAGTTGTATCTACCTTCACTCCACCCCTCCATATGATATTAAACTCATGAGAGTCGGTGAATATGAACGACCGTAACCCATCTAAATAATGTGGGTTCTTCCTACCTTCACATCGAGATGCAAATCCTAAATTTGTAGAGTTTGAAAGTGGTAGATTGTGTTTAAATTCGTAAAAATTTCTAATATTTTGATTTGAGAATAAAATATCGAATAATCCAACCCATATGGTATGTTTAGACCATTCATTTACTTCCTTTTCCCATTCTGAACTTAAATATGGATGCCAACCTAATGATGCATCAGTAAGAACTTGTGATTTTATAATATGGTCTACTGAATTGTGTAAAACGTTGGAATGAATCTTATCTTTATTCTCTATAATACACTTCATAGGTGTATAGTGTCCATGTAAAATGTTTATTCTACGTGCACCATTACAAAGTTCTTCAAATTTTTGAATATCTTCACCATGCCAGTAAGTTTCTATTGGAAATTGATAATCTTCATGTCCTTTTGGTTTATTTCTATGAATTAAGAGTATTGGTTTTACCTCTAAATGTGGTGCAACCAATTCCATCCATAAATTTACCCAAGTATCAGAACCGGCATTGACCCATGGTCCTCCGCCAGTTGTGTAATAAACATCGTAGACCATTAAATATTATTTTTTAACTATAATTTTACCGGAAAACGAACCTGCAAATGAAATTGATAATTCATTTACTGAAATAGATTGTATAATTGCAGGTTGTTCTTGTCTTTTAGTTGAAGTATTCCATGCTTGAACTAATGGATATTCCTCATTTAAATCATGTACAATAGAATATGTAGAATTACCACTAACAATTTCACTATATGAAGTTAATTCAACAATTTTGGATTCCAATCCACTAATATTATTAGCATTAACTGAACCACTTACTATATGCCCACCTTTTGCAACAACTACATATCCACTATTAACTCCAGATAATCCAATTGTGGTTGTATTATTATCAGTTAAAACAACTGATTGTGGTATAATTTGTGAATCATTTGAACCATATACTGATACAATAACGTTTTTTGAATTAAAATTATGTGTTACTGAAATCGATGATTGATTTTGAAATGATGCAGTTATTGTTGCAACTTGTGATACATCTGCTTGAATACCTGTTAATTGAGAACCATCACCAATAAAATAATCTGCAGATGCAGATACTACATATAATTTGTTCCATTTTTTAGATGATGAACCTAAATCAAATGCTTCGTTGGAATCTGGTATAATCGATGATGATAAATCTGCAGATATTGATATCGTATCGGATGATGAATCTCCGATTGTGATGTTACCACCTAAAGTTAAATTACCATTAATGGTTGCATCACCACTAATGTTTAAATTTGATGCTGAGATGAATCCATTAAGAGTTATGGAGCCAGTAGTTTGTGAATTTGTTGTGACAATTTGTTGAATTGTTGGTATTCCATTATCCTTTTGAAAGAATATTCTACCATCATGTGTATTAATTGCTAATTCCCCTAACTCCAAATGTTGAGTTGACGGAACTTTACCTTCAACAGCTGTTCTTTTTAATTTTACTACTTGTGCCATATCTATGGATTACCGGTTTCATTATATAATTACTCGGTTTATAAAAAAACCCCCCCATATATAGAGGGGGTTTTTAACCTTAATTTTTTATCTTATTATTTCAACTTTGACTTTAATTCGTCAATTTGTTTTTGTTGTTCTTTGATACCCTCAACTAACAATGCAACTAATTTATCGTATTGAACTGCTTTGAAACCATGTTCACGAGTTGTTACCAATTGTGGTAATACTGCTTCGATTTCTTGTGCAATTAAACCAACATCATTTCCTTCATGTGAGTGAATTTCCTCATATCCAGATTTCCAATCAAATGTGTTACCACTAATTTTAGATATCTTATCTAATGCATTTTCAATTGGTTTGATGTTTTCTTTCAATCTCTCATCAGATGATGCGTAAGCAATGATATCCGCAGATGCCTTAATTTCACCGGCCACTGCCGATGCTGCTAAACCTACACCTATTGAGTTAAATTGAACGTTAGATGATGTTGCAACTGCCTGACCAATTGAGATTGTTACCGCTCCCGTTGCTCCACTCACACTAACACCCGTTCCTGCAACGTTTGAAGTTACACCGGTATTTGCGATTGTTACACCTGCAGAACCATTATATGATGTTCCACTCAAACCAGTTCCGATTGTTAAAGTTCCTAAATTAGAACCTAATGCGATGCCTGAAATTGTTGAGTTTGCCAATTTAGCATTTGCAACTGATGCATCTACTAATTGAGAACCGTTGATTGTTTTATTTGTAAGAGTTTGTGTACCAGATGTAGTTACTAATGGTAATTCAGAACCTGCTGCTCCTGCTTTCCAATAATCGTTTGTAGAATCCCATAATAATGAACCCGATGTTGTATTAGGTGCAGTTGCATCTTTTACTAATAAACCACCATTTGCTGCTCCACTACCATTCAATTCGATAATATTATCTCCTAACTGAACGGTTGTTGAATTTACGGTCGTTGTTGTACCATTTACAATTAAGTTACCAGATACAGTAACGTTATTATGTGTTACATCTGAAGTAGTTAATAATGCTTGGTTGATATAAGTACCGAATCCAGTAGTAGATGCCAATGTTACTTGTGCAGAACCACTTACGATTCCAGTTCCACCTAATACTTGTACTGAACCACTCACTACACCTGCTGGTAATAATGGTGTTACTTGTGCAGAACCACTAACAATACCTGCTGGGATTGAAGAAATGTCTGCGTAAGTAATTTGTGATGAACCCGAAACGATTCCCGTTCCACCTAATACTTGTACTGAACCACTAATTACACCTTCTGCAGTTAATTTAGTTTTAACTCTAGCATCAGTATAATATAAGTTAGAACCTTCAGTTACGTTTGAAGTTGAATTTCCAGTTACACTCGCTAAGTTAATTTGAGATGAACCCGAAACTAATGTATGTGTTCCACTTGCAATTGGTTCGTATGTTGTTGCAATAGAACCAAATCCGGTTGTAGAACTTAATACGACTTGAGATGAACCACTAATTGTACCAGTTGGTAATAATGGTGTTACTTGTGTAGAACCACTAACTATGCCCGCAGGGATTGAAGATAAACCACTATATGTTACTTGTGATGAACCACTTACAATTCCTCTACCGATTGTTTCGTAAGAACCCGTTACAGATTCTAATGAAGATAATCTTGCATTTTGTGCAGTATTTGTAGTATCGTTTGAACCAGTATAAGTTTCTAACTTACCTAATCTTGCATCTTGTGCTGAATTAGTAGCGTTTGAAGATGTATAGAATGATGCAAAAGCAGTATCATTAGTTGTATCAACTGAATTGATTAATGTTACGATTTCTGCGAAAGTATCTGCATCTGCAGTAGATGATGCTAAAATAGCATCGATTCTTCCTTTTTCAGTAGAGATTCTACTATCTAAAGAAGAACTAAATGTTGTATATCCAGTTGTTGATGAAATGGTTACTTGAGAAGAACCACTTACAACAGTATTTGAATTTAATTGAGATTTAACATCAGTTGCGAAATTCGTAGTTGAACCTGCAGTGATTTGAGATGAACCACTTACGATTCCTCTACCTTGTGTTTCATAAGAACTTGTTGCAGATTCTAATGAAGTTAATCTACTATTTTGAGCAGATTGTGCGGTTGCTATTGAACCAGTTTCAACTTCTAAAGCCGATAATCTAGCATTTTGATTAGATTGTGCAGTTGCGATTGAACCAGTTTCAGCTTCTAAAGAAGTTAATCTTGTATTTTGTGCAGTGTTCGTGTCATTTGAAGATGTATAGAATGCTGCAAAAGCGTTATCATTTGTAGTATCAACTGAATTAATAAGGGTTACTATTTCTGCAAATGAATCTTTATCAGCATCTGCAGAAGCAAGAATTGCATCCACTCTACCTTTTTCAATATTAATTCTACTATCTAAAGAAGAACTGAATGATGTATATCCAGTAGTAGATGAAATTGTTACCTGTGATGAACCACTAATTGTTCCAGTTGGCAATAATGAAGTTACCTGTGAACTACCACTAACTACACCTGTTGGTAATAATGAAGTTACTTGAGATGAACCACTTACGATTCCAGTTCCACCTAATACTTGCGAACTACCACTTACAATCCCACTTGGAATATTAGATAAGTTAGCATAAGATACTTGAGATGAACCAGATACAACAGTTTCTTGATTCAATTTAGTTTTAATAGTAGTATCAATAGAACCACTAAATGCTTCTAAAGAATCTATTCTTGTATCTTGAGAACCAGTATCGGTTTCTAATGTATCTAATCTACTATCAACTGATGCAGAAAATGCATGAGGGTCACCTATACCGGCAACTGAACCACTAAATGAACCACTATACACACCATTATCTGGCATTGTAAATGTTGCACCATCTGCGAATGTTAATGAACCTGAAATTATTGGACTATGTAGTATCATCGTATTTTACCCTTTGTTATTTTTTTATATAAATATATCTTTTTTTTAAATTGAACCACCATCTATCTGTGAAATAATAGTTCCTGCTGCAGTACCTGTCACATCACCACTTAATGATATTTGTGCAGAACTACTATATGCCCCAATTGCATTAACTTGGTCAGTAATAGCACCAGTCAAACCAGAAACATTGGCAGCATCAATAGAACCACTTACAACATGCCCACCTTTTGCAACTACAACATAACCACTTTCAGGAGTACCAAATGTGATTGTTATAGTATTAGTATCAGTATGTCTTAAAGTTTGTGGAATTACTTGATATCCTTGTGCATCAAATACTTGTGCTATTGCATTGGGAGTATCGAAATTGTGATTTATTACCCAAGTTGATTGATTTGTAAATGAACGTTGAATAGTAGCTGCTTGTGCAACAGTGATGTTTTCTAATCTACTACCATCACCTACAAAATAAGATGCAGTTACCGAACCACTTAAATTTAGGTTACCTGCAACTGCTGTTTCAGTATTGGTGGTTACAAATTCTACTACTTCATCAACACTACCACTTTTACGAGTAAATGCTTTACCATCATATACGTTGATTGCAATTTCACCTGTTTGTAAATCGTTAGCTGCTGGTTTTGTTCCAGAACTTGTAGACCTTTTTAGTCTGATTATTTGGGCCATAGTTTTATTCCTTGTTGTTAATTTTTTCTTTTAGTTCGGTAACCTGATTTGATAAATCTTTAATACCTTCTATTAAAAGTGATACTAATCTATCGTATTTAACTGCTTTGTAGCCGTTTTCTCTATTTTCTACTAATTCTGGTAGGATTTCTTCTATTTCTTGAGCAATCACTCCATAATCTTTACCTTTATAAATATTCTGTTTATCAACATTCCAGTCAAAACTATACCCACCAATTTTAGAAATTTTTTCCAAAGGTGATTCGATTGGCTGAATATTATCCTTTAATCTTCTATCTGATGTTGAGTATGCAACAACGTCACCTGCTACATTTACACTTCCACCTACACCTACACCACCAGTTACAATTAATGCACCTGTTGTAGATGATGTTGATGCAGTTGAGTTAGATATCGTAATAGCATTAGATGTACTTGCACCTGCATCGGTA